GTTGATCTTGCCGCCCACGGAGGTGCTCGTGGCCTTGGGGATGTAGTAGTTGACGGCAACATCGCGGGTGTCGATTGTCAGACCAGCGCCACCACCTGCAGCAGCCACGCGGTTGGCGTAGTCCAGCTTGTACGTGTCGAACGACGCGATCATGCCAACGTAGGCGCGGCGGTAAGCTTCTTTGGGCAGGTCAGTCATGTTCTGACGACCAGCCAAGTTGCTTGCCATGCCGTTGTAGTCACGCGTGCTCAGAGCGAGATAGCGGTCGTACGAGGGCACGCCTTGTTCGTTGAAGATCGCTTCAGCTTGTGCCACGTCATCGAAGCCAGAAGCAGCCGCAGTGCGCTTCACAAACAGGGTACCCTGGGCGGATGCCACGTTCATGAGTGCCACGTTGATGTCGCTGGCCAGTTTCTGCTTGGCACTGTCGCCGAGGCGGTTTTCTTGCAGCGCGTCACGCAGTTCCTTGGCGTTCAGGGTCCACGGCACAGTCTTGCTGAAGCCGATGGTGGCCGGCACAGAAAGCTGAGTCATGTTCTTGTACGACGCAGAGATGTCCGTACCAGGCGCACCGTCGATAGACGTGGCGATGTACGGCTGAGGACGCCAGATGATGTCGTTGGTACGTTCCATCATCGTGGAGTCGGTGGAGTAAGTCGCAACATTGCGGCTCAGGACCAAGGCGTCGTTGAAGCCTTCGAGAATGTCTTCAAACGCGACGCGCTCTTCTTTGGAAAATGCATTTGCCATGATTGGCTCCTATTTCAAAATGGTTATTTGGCCGCTTGCTTCGACTTCTTGTACTGGAGGACTTTGGTGAAGTCCCCAGACTTTGCCGCCTCAGCGCGCAGCCGCTCGAGGGTTGAGTCCACAGTCCCAGACTTGTTGCCAGTTCCCTGGACAGTGCGTTCCGGTGCCGTGGCTGCTTTGCGTTGCGTAACTTTCAATTGAGTCTCCAGTTTAGCCACCGCGAAAGCAAATTTCACGGGGTCGGTGATGGTCGAGATTTCCTTGGCCTTCTTCGGGTTCTTGCCCAGCGCATAGATGACCAGTGCGGGGTTCTCAGCTCCTTGCAGCATGATGCCTTGCTGGGTGACGTTGAAGACGTCCTGGGCTACTGCCTCGGCGTCATCGAAGTCCTTGACCTTCAGCTCAGCTTTCGCCTTGCCGTAAGCATCCAGTTTGGCCTGCCAAGCTTTCTGCTGCTCCTTCTGAGCAGCTTCGGCCTGTGCTGCAGCTTGATCGGCTTCGCGTTTCCGGTCGTACCAAGCTGTCAGTGCTTGCTCGAACTTCTCAGTGTCGTAGTCGTGGTCTTCGAGAGTGGGCTTCTTGCCCAAGGTTGCCGGCTTGGTCTCAGCAGTCTTGGTGGCGTTAAGTTTCTCTTCCAGTTCACGGATGCGACGCTTGTCCTCGCGGTTGGTCTTGCGCAGTTCACGTACCCATTCAGGCGCTTGGGTCTCTTCCTCGGTGGGCGGCGCTTCCTCACCAATGGTTACCACAACATCATCGGACTCGGTGGCAGTTTCCTGGGCGCCTTCGCCTTTGTTGTCATCGGACTGGGTTTCGTCGGTACTACCGTCTTCGCCTTCGCCGTCCACAACCGTGGTTTCGTCTTCCAAGGTTACCACTTCATCGTCTGCCGTTGCTTGGCCGTCTGCCTTTTTGCTCATTTTCATGACCCCATTCAAAACTCACCCATTAAAGCGGCTGGGTGGGAACCGCATAAGCAAGGATCTTACAGTGGAATGCCGTTCTGTGATACAGTTTCGGCCCCTTGTGGTTGGACTTGGCCCAAACCACCGAACTTTTCAATGACCTCCATGGCCTGGCGCTGTTCTGACGAGTCCACCTCAGCCAAGGTCTTCATGGTCTTGGCCTTGGTTTCGTCAGCCTGAGCCACCGTGAGGATGGTCTTGGCACGAGCCTGAGTGGCGTTGGCACTGGCTTCATCGGCCGCCGCCTGCAGGTACTGGGTATTCGGATCAGGCTGTTGGTTGGCCTTCTCGTCAGCCATGGTCTGTTGTTCTTCCTCTGTGGGCTTGACGACTCCCATGCGGAGCAGCTTCTTGCGGAAGTAGTCGCGCACTTCAGTGATGCCCTCGCCTTCCATGTTCATCATGGCCATGGCGCCGAGGACCTGCTTAGTCTCAGCATCGTCGGTCAAGGAAGCCATGCCAGTCAGGGCGCGGACCGTGGCAGCGCGCTTGCTTGAAGACGACGGGCCGACATCCACATTGACGTCGAACTCAGCTTCAGACAGGTCGTTCTCAGTCTCAATCTCGCCCTTCTCGTTGACCACAGGCTTGGCCAACTCGACAGACTGCATCTCGTTCTGTGGACCAATGGACTTCATCTTGCGGCCTTCTTCGACCAGAACATCGCGAGCCATGCTCAACCAGATTTCACCTGAGCGCTTGACGGCCTTGCTCATGTTGCTCATGTAGATGAAGGTCTGCATGTCGAGCTTGTTCTGCACGAGCTCAACCGCTTTGCCGCTGATGTTGGGCTGAAGCTCTTCGCCTGCCTGTTGGTTGCCCAGAAGGTCTTGCATATCCTGTTCAGTGATCTGCAGCAAAGCAGCCAAGGCCTGAGGGATCTGAGGCGGCTTGGTGTAGCCGATCGGACCAGAGATGGCTTGGTTGCCGTTGGCGTCGGTGATGGGGTTCACCAGCAGGTAGGGGAAGTTCTTGATGTTGTCATCGGCCCACATCATCTGGTGGCCAGCGACCTGCTCAGGCGTCAGGATCGGCTTCTCAACCGAGGACAGAGCGCTGATTTCACCGAGCTTCGACAGCTGCATGTTCTTCAGGCGCTGAGCATCCTTGGCCAGGCGGACATGGCCCATGCAGCGTTCCACGTTGTCGACGAACCAGCGCTTGCCGTACATGGGCACGATGGGGATGCACTTGCCAGCAATGTAGCCGCAGTCCTCAAGGATCTTGGCGCCAGACAGAATGTACTTGCGGACGCGGCGACGCTTGATGTTCTTCTGGCGAACCTCACGGCTGCCAACAGCCAGCAGGCGCTCTTCCAAGGTCTCATCAGCCTCGAAGTCTGCATCCTTGTAGCGTTCCTCATCGCCGTTCAAGGTTTCCCAGACGTAGACAGTCTCGCGTGTTTCCTCGACGCGGTAGTACTCGGCCACGAAGACGACGTCGGGCGTCAACCAGTCGAACTCGTACTGATGGACTTCCTTCGGCCATGAGGCAGGGTCATCGCCCCACTCATCCTTGTACGCGTGGCGCGTCATGGACGTGATGACGAAGCAGCGCTTGGCGTCGGCCTTGTCTTGGCGCTTGGCGTTCAGGTCGAAGAACACAGACGAGTCGGCATCGAAGATCGGCTCAATGCGGATCCGCTGCTTCTCGTCTTCCTCGTCCTCTTCATTCTCGTACACAGTGCGCAAACGCCAGGCTCCAAAGCCGCCGGCCACGCCTTCCTCAAAGGCATTGTCATAAGCTTCCTCAGCACCACTGTCCTGCTCGTCGGCGCGATACAGGCCGTCGCACGTGTCAGCCAGCTTGTCGTACTCCTTGCCTTCCTTGCTCACGAAGTCAACGGTGATGCGGTTGTTGCGGTACTCGTTAATGATGCGGATGACGGCCAAGTGGATCTTGTTGACCTCGAACTTGGGCTTGTTCTCGAACTGCTCGCCCAATGGACCTTCCCACTGAGCACCTGAGATAGAGTAGAAGCGGCGGTCTTGGAGGCACTGCAGTCGCTCATCGCGCATGGCAGATTGGATGTTGTCAAACTCAGCGAGCGCCTCCTGGTGGATGGCAGCAAGTCGTTGCTCTTTGGTTGGTCGGGCCATGGTGGTTCCTTATCGGTTGAAGTGATGGGTGGATGCGATGGGCTTGGCGTCGACGTTCGGGCGGTCAGGGCGCAGTGGCCACTCATGGTCAACACAGTAACCAATGGCCGTTGTGATGTGCTGGTAGTCGCTGTCTTCTTCAAGGAAGGTGCTACCCTTCTTGATCTGAACTGTGGCCAGACCCTTGTGAGCATACTTCGCTTTGTCGATGTTCACGAAGAGACTGGTCTGGCCGGCAGCGTTCCTGATCTTGGCGCGCACAGAGTTCTGACGGTCCTTGATGGCAGGAGCAGCGGGCTTGACACGACGCTCGACCTGCCAGTTGTTGGCGCGCAGCACTTGCTCCATCTCGGTGTAGTCTGATGCGTGACCGTGCTTCTCACCGGCTCGGCCTGCAGGGTCCCCGTAGATGATAACCTTGCGGTTGGCGTGGTTCTTGTACTTCTCAACGAACTCGATGGCTGATTGTCGCGACGTTGCGCTGGTCAGGATGATTTCGTCAAGGATGTAGAAGTCATTGCCACGGCGCACACCGATGCCTGAGCTCATGGGCGTGAAGTTGAAGTCGTGGTGCCACATGATCTGCTCATGGGGCTTGATGACTTCCTTCGTGTAGTTGTGTGGACCATAGTCCTCATACACTCGGCCCGATGCAGTCTCGAAGCTGGCCTCATACTCCTGCCGGTACTGACGGGGCGACATGCGGCGCTTGGCAGCTTCGATCACGTCAGGTGGGAGAATGTCTGACGACATCCACGTGTAGAGCTTCCAATCAGCGTCGCCCGATGTGCGAGCATACTCAGCCATCTCGTAGTAGTGGTTCAAGCCGTCAGGAACCCCGATCAGCCAGCACCATGGACGGTAGCCTGGCTTCAGCGGGTTGAAGGTATCTAGCGCAGGACTGATGTTCTCCTGCCATGCTCCTTCGCGCACGTCGGCAATCTCATCGATGACGCCGCCAATCCAGAGCACACCTTCCATGCGCTGAGGTTGATCAAGACCGACGAGGCTGATGGTGCTGCCGTTGGGCAGGCGGATCTGGAGTTCAGACTCGCTGACTGAGCGGTCGCCGAGCACGGAGGTAAAGCAGAGACGCTTCAGGTCTGTCCAGTAGATCCGCTTGACTTGGTCCCGGGTAGGAGCAGCAACGAAGTAGGGTCCTGGTTCACGCATGGCCTCGCGCACCACAAAGCGCTTGGCTCGTTCAGTCTTGCCTGATCGTCGCCCTGCTGGGACCACCTTGAACCGCACCTTGTCATTGACCAGGGCAGTCTGCACGGAGTGCTCAGTCAGCGGGTACCACCGCTCCATGTCTTTCTGATGGGAGAGGTCGATCATACTGGGAGCTTCTCCGCAATGGCCTTCAGTGTTTCAGCCACAGCATCAGAGTTGCCGGTGACCGAGACGGTTTGCACTGCAAGCTTGGGCGCATAGAACGGAGATGCAGCCTTGGCGGCGTCAATGCGAGTGGGGAAGTCTGCATAAATCTCTTCTTCAACAAGATCGCGGCTGACTTCTTTGCCTTGCTTGTCGTACTTCACAACCCAACGCTTGTGCTTGATGCCTTCACCACGACTGACTTGCAGCAACCACTCATGTGGGAGCAACCCGGTCTCCATGGCGGCTTGTTTGGCCTTTGCAGTGACTTTCGAAAGTGCACCTTTTGGGCGGCCAGCCCCTGGTTGTCGTCCACCACCTGCCATTATTCAACTCCACAGAAGATTGTGAGATAGGAAATCTCGGATGGGGTGGATCGTAAACCGTTTCACTGGTGGCGTAAACCGCTCTAACACATGTGGGAAACCTCGTACACCCTCTAAATGGGCGAACACTCACTCTGATGGAGCGGCCTGTGTAGCGAGTTGTGTAGCAACCTAAGTTGTTGATTTTAAAGGAAAACTACAGATACTACTTCTACTATAGTCTCTTTTTAATAGAAGAAGAAGAAGAAGAAGAAGAAGTATAGAGAGAAGAGAGAATAGGGTTTGGCGTAGCGTGTAGCGACCGCTTTGTTGTGTAGCGAAGACCCGAGAGCCAAGAACTGAGCCTAAGTGATTGATCTATAACAGCTTTTCACTCCGACGGTAATCCATCGTTTACGAGCCGTTCGCTACAGATTAGAATCTGCCTTGTCCGCCCTGCTGTGTCGTGTCTCCTTCGGTTGCCCACAACCTTGGTCCGCGTCGATCGCCCTCAGCAAGTGATGTAGCAGGGCGGACACCTTTTCATGCGGCTGAGCGCATGGTTGGCCGATGCTGAGGCGGCTATGATCGACGAATTGAGGACCGAAACAAGATGGCAACCACAAAAAAGAAGACCGCACCTGCGGCCGACCACAAAGCTTTATCCCTAGGGGAGACCAAACTCAAGTCCAGCGGGCTTACGCTCGAAGACGCCAAGCTGCTTAGTATGCACTGCTTGGGCCAGCAGCAGACTGCGGCTCAGCACCAAGCATTCAAGCAGCTTTGTAGTTTGCGCATCGATTACATTGGGCCTGACGGTCAGCCGATCGGCGACTGGCCAGGATCCAAACCGTTCTACCGCATCAGGTACCTTGAGACGCCATCGGACTTCTCCAGCCTGACCGACAAGAAGCCTGTGCGCTACGTGCAGGAACCCAACACGGCACCGGTCGCCTACTACCCAGCCAATCAGGACTGGGAAGGTTTGCTTCACGACACCGACCAGCCACTGATCCTAACTGAAGGCGAGCTCAAAGCCGCCAAGGCCTGCAAGGAAGGCTTCCCCACCATCGGGCTGGGTGGCGTGTACAACTGGCGCAGCCACAAGCTGGGACTTGATTGGCTCCCCAGTCTCGACCTCGTCAAGTGGGCTAAGCGCAACGTCTATATCTGCTTCGACAGCGACTACAAGACCAACCCCATGGTGTGCGCGGCCCTTCGTGAGCTTGGTGAAGAGCTCCACCGCCGCGGTTGCTTCGTGCATCTGGTCTCGTTGCCCCAGCTGCCCGGCCTGGAGAAGGTGGGTCTTGATGACTTCCTTGTGCATGCAGGGCCATCAGCTGTTTCGATGTTTCGTGGCCTGCTCACCGAGGCCGAGCCGCTGGGCCTGACCGCACCGCTTTGGGGGCTCAATGAGAAGTACGTTTACGTCCAAGACCCTGGTCTCATCGTCGACCAAGACACTCGGTTCAAGGCAAGTCCGTCTGCCTTCAAGGAGCATCTGCAGGCGCCTCTGAACTACCACGAGCGCAGCCTCAAGCAAGACGGCTCAGTGTCATTCAAGGCAGTCTCAGCGGCTGCTGCATGGCTCAAGTGGCCACTTCGCACAGAGGTCACGAAGATCACGTACAAACCGGGCGATGGTCGCTTCATTGCTGAGCCTCGCCCCATGTTCAACATCTGGCCTGGCTGGGGTGTCGAACCAGTTGAGGACGACGTCACGCCGTTCCTTGAGCTGGTTGCGCACATCTTCAAGGGGTCGGAGCCTCAGGCCATGGAATGGTTTCTCAACTGGTGCGCGTATCCTCTTCAGCATCCCGGCACGAAGCTGTTCAGCTCTGCGGTCCTTCACGGTATCCGCCACGGCACTGGTAAGTCGCTGATCGGGTATTCTCTCGGCAGGATCTACGGGCAGAACTTCACTGAGATCAGCCAGATGGATCTTCACAACAGCTTCAATGAATGGGCTGAGGGCAAGCAGTTCGTCATGGGCGATGATGTGACAGGGTCTAACAAGCGGGCCGATGCCGACTTCTTGAAGAAGCTCATCACGCAGCGCGAACTCCGGGTCAATGGCAAGTATGTCCCAACCTACGTGGTGCCTGACTGCATCAACTACTTTTTCACTGCCAACCACCCAGACTCGTTCTTCCTTGAAGACGATGATCGCCGCTTCTTCATCCATGAAGTGCAGGTTGGTCCCATGGACGAAGAGTTCTACATGAACTATGACTTGTGGCTAGACACGGGTGGCAGCAAGGCAGTCTTCCACTACTTGCTGAACCGTGACACTGGCGACTTCAACCCGGCAGCCCCTGCCTTCAAAACAGCGGCCAAGGAGCGCATGATCGCCAACGTGCAGAGTGACCTGGCCGGTTGGGTGCGCCAGCTCTTGGCTACGCCGAACCATGTCCTCAAGGTTGGTGAGATTGTGGTGGACAAGGACCTGTTCACGTCGAAAGAGCTGCTGCAGTTCTACGACCCGAGTGGCAAGACCGGGACCACTGCAAATGGTCTTGGCCGCGAGCTGGCACGGGCCGGAGTCCGTCAGATCTGTGGTGGCAAGCCGATCCGCTTGGCCGACGGTGGGCAGGGTCGCTTGTATGCGTTGCGCAACATCGAGTTCTGGATGACTGAAGCCGCTCCGCAAGCTGCTGTGAAGCACTTGGAAGACTGGTCGAAGAAACAAACTGGCGCAAAAGCCGCAAAATATTGAAATTAGGCGGTTACAAGCATGTGGATTCACACTATAATCTACACATGAACAACGCAATAATGCTTGTTCAAACTTACTGAAGAATTACCATGAACAACGTTACGATTCTCGAAGGCGATCTGGAAAACTTCGGCGGCTACTCTGTGAACGGCCAAGAGTTCCGCAGCGAAGAAGCTGAGATGCTGGTTGATGAAGCTCGTGAAATGGCTTTTGCAACTCGCCGCAACGTTGAAGAAGTTCTGGCAACCATCATTCCTGAGTAAATTATTTGAAACCACATGTTTACAGCTCTATTGGCGTAGACTAAAATAGCAACTGCTGAGGGAATTCTCCCAACGCGTTATCAACCACTTGAAGGAGTTCATCATGAATGCAAAAGAGATCAAGGCCGCATTGGCCGACGAAGGCGTGCAAGCCGCTGTGGCCAAGCAAGTTGGCGCTGCTGTGAAGGCTGAGACCAAGCGTGTCCTGGCTGTGGTCAAGGAAGCCGAGCTGCCCGAAGACAAGGCTGCTGCCAAGGCCGCAAAGGAAGTGATCAAGGCTATCACGGCCGGCATCAAGGAAGCTGCTTAATCCAGCTGTCCATCGGATAGGAGACTTCGGTCTCCTTTCTTTTCATCTCAATGTAAGTAAGGAGTTTCACATGACAGACAAAGACATCGAGCAGGAGATTCAGGACAAGGGCCTGACTGCTCCACGCATCACACCTGATGACATCGAAGCCAACATCGTTGCCGAGCACTACTTCACCGCAGCTGATGGTCGCAATGGCGCACTTGCAGCTGAGACCTACGTCGGCCGTGAGAAGCCTGAAGCTGGTGATGCTGATCTGGTGCCACTCAAGCTGCTGACATTCTGTGTCTTGGTGCTGCGCAATGGTTTCACAGTGACTGGCGAGTCTGCTTGTGCCAGCCCCGAGAACTTCAACGCTGAGATTGGCAACAAGATTGCACGCACCAATGCAGTCAACAAGGTGTGGCCTCTCATGGGCTACGCACTTCGTAACAAACTGGCAGGAGTCTGATCATGCGTTGTTATCTCGTTCAAGGCGGTGGCCGCAAGCGCTACGCCAGCACAAATGCCGATGCCACGGCAACCCGCAACACCATCGTCGAAGAAACAGGTGCCAAGAAGAAGGACGTCACCATCGAGCAGACCGACATCCCGGTCGCCAAGGCTGAGTTGCTCGAGTTCATCAATGGTCTGTGCGCTGAGACCGACACCAAGGAAGCAGAATGAGCCAAGTCCGTCTGATCGCATTCACCCAGCCGATTGAGTTGGAAGGTGTTCAGACGGGCGAGGAGCTGGTGGCCTACTGTGCGCGGGTCTCAAACCCTGCCAATCAGGCCAACCATGAAACTGCTCCTCGTCTGCTCAACTACCTCGTCCGCAACCAGCACTGGTCTCCGTTTGAGATGGCCCATGCCGTTCTCGAGATCCAAACGACACGCGACATTGCTCGTCAGATTCTGCGCCATCGCTCGTTCAGCTTCCAAGAGTTCAGCCAGCGTTATGCCGAAGTGGTTGGTGAACCTGTTCTGCGCGAAGCCCGTCTGCAGGATACAACCAATCGCCAAAACAGTCTCGACTTCGGTGAAGAGAACTTTGCATTGGCCGACTGGTGGCAACGTCAGCAAGCACTCATTGCTTCAACCTCACTCAACATCTACAACGAAGCCTTGCTGCAAGGCATCGCCAAGGAAGTTGCTCGCGCTGTCTTGCCTGAGGGTCTGACACCTTCGCGCCTCTACATGTCTGGATCAGTTCGCAGCTGGATCCACTACATCCAACTTCGTGCCGGCAATGGTACGCAGAAAGAGCACCGTGAGATAGCAGTCATGTGCAAACTGGCTTTGCTTCACGTTATGCCTTCCATCAAGGAGATCTTCGATGCGTCGTAGCCGCTACCTCTACACTTGGATTGACTGGGCCAAGGAGATTCTGGGCTGGGGTCTTGGTCTGGTCATCGGAGTCATTCTGCTGCCAGTCATGGGCTTCATCCTGAAGCTCCTCTGGGTCTTCTTCATGATTGGCTGGGATCTAATCAAATGAGCAAAGCTTTCGCGACTCTGGGCCTTCCTGATACCGCAGCGCCTGACGAGGTCAAGGCCAAATGGCGGGAACTCTGCATGATTCACCACCCAGACCGTGGCGGCAATGCGTTCGAGTTCAACAACATCAGGAAGGCATACAAGACGGCCATGGAAGAAGCCAGCGAGCCAAAGCCGTGTGCTCCATGCAGCGGATCAGGCAAGGTCAAGGTCAACAGCGGCTGGTCATCGATCGATATGCCATGCCAAGCGTGTGGAGGCTCAGGCCATGGCTAAGAAGCCCAAGACCGTTCAGGTCGGCAGCCATGAGTACTTCAGCGCCTTGTTGACCTACTACACCAACCGCTCAACAGCCATCATGCGTGGTCGTGGCAATTTGACTCGCGAGGATCTGGAGTATGTCGCCCAAGCGGCTGAGAAGCTGAAGGACAAGCGCCTGCAGGAATGCATTGCTGAACTGATCGGCTGGGGCGATGACGAACGGTCTGAGCTTGAGACGCTTCTGGCTATTGGCTTTGAAGCCATGAAGTTGTGCAGCCCAAGTCGTCTGCGGGAAGCGGCGATGCGGGTTAGTTTGAAATACTACATGAAGAAGGAGTTTTCCCATGCCCAAGAATCCATCGACCACGCAGCTGGTCTCGTATCTGGTACCAAAGCAACTGCCAGTCATTCTGGCCCGAGTACTGGGGTTTCAAGCACCTCCGTGTCTGGCAGTGTTCCGGGACAAAAACACCAGGCAGATTGACATTGTCGAGGTGCCACTATGAGCTGCAATCAGAATTGCCGGCAAGGTCGCGACTGCAACTGTGGGACCACACAAGTGACAGTGCCCATTGGCTTCATTGTTGTGGTCATCTTGTGCATACTTGCAGCCCTTTGGAGAGTCTTATGAAACCAATGCTTGCATCTCCAGCAGGTCCTGTCATCCCATTCCCAATGATGCTCAGCCCCAAGCTGGACGGCATTCGTTGCTTGGTGATTGATGGCGTAGCTGTTGGCCGCAGCCTTAAACCGATCCCCAACAAGTACGTGCAGCTGCTGTTTGGCCACCATGAGTTCAACGGCCTTGATGGAGAGCTGATCGTTGGCTCTCCTCTTGCCAAAGAGGTGTTTCAAGTGACTACCTCAGGCGTCATGAGCATCGAGGGTCAACCCAAGGTGAAGTTCTATGTGTTCGATGACTTCATGGAAAATGGCCGGTTTGAAAACCGACTGAGGTCCGCTCTGAGTCGGGTCAAGAAGCACACCCACTTCATGCCGGTGCGGCACGATTACGTAATGGGTTCCAGCGAGCTCGACCAGTGGGAGTCAGACTATCTTGCTGCCGGTTACGAAGGCATCATGCTGCGCCATCCTGATGGTCCGTATAAGTATGGCCGCTCAACTGCCAAAGAGGCGTGGCTTCTTAAGGTCAAGCGTTTCGTCGACGCCGAGGCCAAGGTCATCGGGTTCTCTGAAGCCCAGCACAATGCCAATGAGGCGAAGCGGAATGAACTGGGCCAGCTGGAACGCTCAAGCCACAAGGCTGGCAAGGTCGGCAAGCAGACACTGGGAGCCCTCATGGTCAAGGACCTGAAGACCGGCGTAGAGTTCGACATTGGCACCGGGTTCACTGAGGCTCAGCGCCAGTTGCTGTGGGCACAGGGCGACAACTTGATGGGCAAGATCGTGAAGTACAAATCACAACCGACTGGTGTGAAGGACAAGCCGCGGTTCCCAGTGTTCCTCGGCTTCCGCGACAAGGTGGACATGGATGCAAAATAATTTGAAATTACCTGTTTACAGCATGGCAATTTCACTCTAGAATCTAATCACGGTCAACAACGACCGCAACCAAACTTGCTGAGGTTACTATGAAGATTGAAATCAAATGCCGATTCATCGGCAGCGTTTTGTTCTCACACGAAGCTGAGAATAATTCGATGAAGCTGACCTTAGAGGCTGCGGTCTCTGCCCGTGCCAACCTGGCCCGTGCCAACCTGGACGGTGCCAACCTGGACGGTGCCAACCTGGACGGTGCCAACCTGGCCGATGCCTACCTGGCCGGTGCCTACCTGGCCGGTGCCAACCTGGCCGGTGCCAACCTGGACGGTGCCAACCTGGACGGTGCCAACCTGGCCCGTGCCTACCTGGCCCGTGCCAACCTGGACGGTGCCAACCTGGCCGGTGCCAACCTGGCCGGTGCCAACCTGGACGGTGCCAACCTGGCCGGTGCCAACCTGGACGGTGCCAAGATCAAAGATGACTGCACCTTGATTGGTCAGCGCCCGATCTTCCAAATTGGCCCCATCGGATCACGTTGTGCCTACTTTGCCGCGTACATTACAGACAAAGGTCTGCGGTTCGACGCCGGTTGCCAGCGACAAATCACTCGTGAGGTCTTTGAGGGGCGACTTCAAGACAGTCATGGTGATAATCTCCACGCCAAGGAATACAAAGCAGCTTTGGCTCTCATCGACATTCACGCAGAACTCTGGTCTGCAGACACCAAGGAAGAATAATCATGGCAATTGAAGTCAAATACAAATTTCCCAAGGCGCTCGGCGCCTGCGCGGATAAACTGTTCGAGCTGCGCAACAAGCGCTTGGCCGAGCAAAAGAAGGTCGACGAGATCGCAGCTGAAGAGACTGCACTCAAGAATCACATCATCGAGAACCTGCCGAAGTCTGAAGCATCTGGCGTGGCTGGCAAGCTAGCGCGAGTCACTGTTGTGACGAAGCAGGTTCCTCAGGTCAAGGACTGGGATGCCTTCTACAAGTACGTCAAGAAGACCGGCAGCTTCGACCTCATGCAAAAACGCTTGACTGACGCAGCCATTAAAGAGCGTTGGGAAGCAGGCAAAGAGATTCCAGGCGTCGAGCACTTCAACGCCGTGTCCGTCTCCATCAACAAGGTCTGATCATGACTCGCATCAACTGCGTGCCCGTTGAAGAGCTCCATCAGAAGCATCTGGTGGCTGAGTACCGCGAGCTTCCGCGTGTGTTCAAACTGGCTGAAGCTGCCGCCAAGCGTGGTGGCGTCACGGCTCCCGACACGTACACCCTTGGTGCAGGTCATGTGAAGTTCTTCTACAGTCGTCTCAGCTACTGCCAACAACGCTTCAAGCAACTCGTGGCTGAGATGATTCGCCGCGGCTACAACCCGCAGCACACCGAGTGCCCGGCAGTCTCAGTGCCTACTGGCTGGTTGCAAAGTTGGTCGCCCAATGAGGCAGACCTGCTGATCAACCGCCAGCGCATTGCAGACCGCATGCCAAAAAGTTGACGTCAATCAGGATCTTGGGGCGCTGCCCAAGGTTCTGATCTTTTCAACCAGCGCAGTGCTAGTACACAAACCACTAAGGAACCATGATCATGGCTACAAAGAAAACCCAAACCACCGCCCTCGTCAAATGGGATGAGGAACTTGCCAAGCAAGCTGAAGTTGCTGCAGGCATGGAAGCCAACACTGGCGGCGGGCAGTTCTTCAGCACCAAGGGCGGCATCCTGTCTTGGCAAGATGCTCCGCTTCCCGGCAACCAGATGGCCGTCGTCATCTTGGACTCGGTCCTCGAGAACGTGTTCTACGAAGGTCGCTACGATCCGGACGTGCCGCAAGGCCCGACCTGCTTCGCCTTCGCTCGCGAAGAGAAGACCATGGCACCTCACACCATCGTCGTCGAAGCAGGCAATGCCCAGCACGACCAGTGCGCCGGTTGCCCCATGAACGAGTTCGGCACGGCCGAGGTCGGCAAGGGCAAGGCTTGTCGCAACACGCGTCGTCTGGGCATGATCCCGGCTGGCACGTTCAATGCAGCAGGCAAGTTCGAGCTGAATGAAGACGAGGACCACTACGAGACCACGGCCGTCGGCTTCATGAAGCTGCCTGTCACGTCCGTCAAGGGCTACGCCAGCTTCGTTAAACAGGTGGCTGGTGCTCTGCGCCGTCCTCCGTTCGGCATCGTGACCAAGGTCAAGGTCGTGCCGGATCCCAAGAGCCAGTTCAAGGTCGTCTTCGAGCCGATCATGAACCTGCCTGACGAGCTGATGGGCGCCATCATGAAGCGCCATGAAGAAGTCAAGTCCACCATCGACTTCCCTTACCAACCGGCTGAGGAAGAGACTGCGCCGGCTCCGAAGCGTGGTAGCCGTGCTGCAGCAAAACCTGTGGCCAAGCGCGGCGCCCGCAAGTACTGATCCTTTGCAGGAGCCTTTGCCCGACGTGCTGAACTACCCTTTGGCCGTCGGGCCTTTTTGACTCAGGAGCAACAATTATGAAGAAACTAGTGACGAACCCAGCGCTCCAGTCTTGGCTGGCTCTGAATGACGTCCTGCGAGAAGCTGATGAGCCTGCGTGCCAAGCCCTCCTGAAGGAGGAGCTCAAAGGCCGCAAGCGCAAGCAGTTTATCAAGCGCATCCACAGCCGACTGAACAAGGTCCGCGCTGATCGTGAACGCATGGAGCTGGGAGCATCATGAAACAACCAAAACCAGTGACCGTTGACTTTGAAACATTCGGCATCGAGGGCAGACCAAAGTACCCTCCCATGCCCGTCGGAGTGTCCATCAAATACCCGGGCAAGAAGTCCAAGTACTACGCCTGGGGCCACCCAACTGGCAACAACTGCTGTTGGTCTGACGGGGCCGCTGAGCTGAAGAAAGCGTGGGAGCACAAGGAAGGTGTCCTCTTTCAGAATGGCAAGTTTGACGTCGATGTGGCTGAAGAGCACTTTGGTCTGCCCATCCCCGCCTGGGACAAGATCCATGACACGATGTTCCTGCTGTTCCTCGATGACCCGCACCAGATGGAACTTGGCCTGAAGCCATCAGCCACTCGGCTGCTTGGTCTGCCCGCTGACGAGCAAGATGCTGTTGGTGAATGGCTCATTGCCAACCAGCCGATCAAAGGCGTCAAGATCAGCAAGTCCAAGTCCAGTGAGCACTACTTCGGCCGGTACATCGCCTACGCGCCTGGTGACCTCGTCGGCAAGTACGCCAACGGCGACGTGGAACGCACTGAGGCCATCTTCAACCTGTTGTGGAAGAAGACTGTTGACCGTGACATGCTGGTCTCCTACGACCGTGAACGCAAGCTCATGCCCATCCTGCTTGAGATGGAGCGTCAAGGCCTGCAGATGGACCACAAGCGCTTGGCTGATGATGTGGCCATGTACAACGACTGGCGTGTCAAAATCGATGCGTGGATCATCAAGACCCTCAAGGCAGATGCAGACATCAATCTCGACTCAGGCGCTCAGCTGGTTGCTGCCATGGTCGAGGCTGGCAAGGCTGATCCTGATCTGCTGCCCAAGACACCGACAGGCAAGTTTCAAACGAACAAGGAAGCCCTGCTGCAAGGAGTGACTGACAAGGTATTGCTGGCCGTGCTCAAGTACAGGACCCAGCTCAACACTTGCTTGAACACCTTCATGCAGCCATGGCTCAACACAGCCAACGCGTCTGGCGGCCTGATCTTCACGACCTGGAACCAAATCAAGTCTCCGTCTGGTGACCACAACGTTGGCACGCGAACAGGTCGTCTGTCGAGCACGCCAAACTTCCAGAACATCCCCAAAGAGTTCGCTGCCATCTTCCATCATGAAGCACCGGCCAAGAAGCTGCCCAAGTCTCCGTTCAAAGAGGTTCTGCCTGCGTTGCCCAAGGTACGCAGCTACATCACTCCGTTCAAAGGCGAGGTCTTCATCGACCGAGATTATTCGCAGCAGGAACCTCGCATCTTGGCCCACTTCGATGGCGGTGCTCTGATGGACAAATACGTTGAAAATCCTTGGATCGACTTCCATGACTACGCCAAAGCGGAGCTTGAGAAGATGGGCAAGTTCTACGACCGCAAGCCAGTGAAGAACACCAACCTTGGTCTGATCTACGGCATGGGCGTTGGCAAACTGGCTGAGCGCAATGGCATGACGGTCGAGGAGTCTAGTGAGTTGAAGAAGGCCATTCTGATGCTCTACCCTGGTCTCAAGCAGATGTACCAAGACATGAAATTGCGCGCCAAGAACAAGGAACCCATTCGCACATGGGGTGGCCGCGAGTATTACTGCGAAGAGCCAAAGCTCATTGATGGCCGCATCCGTGAGTTCGACTACAAGCTGGTCAACGTACTCATTCAGGGTTCGGCTGCTGACTGCACCAAAGAGGCTCTGATCAGGTACCACGCCATCAAGCACCCATCAGCACGAATCGTCCTCAACGTGCACGACCAAGTCACGGTCAGCGTGCCGAAGAAGATCCTTAAGCCTGAGATGGAAGTGCTGCGTCAAACAATGGAGTCGGTTGAGTTCGACGTCTCCATACTAAGCGAGGGAGCAATCTCCTCAACCAACTGGGATGAACTCCAGGACTACGACAAGAAAGGTAAGGTGCTCTAATGGCAACCAAGAAAGTGATACCCATCAAGCAGGCCACCAGTTGGTCATTCAGCCGGTACAGCGATTACAAGCAGTGCCCATTGAAGTTCAAGCTGAAGCACATCGACAAGATCAAAGAACCACCGAACCCAGCCATGGCTCGTGGTGCTGCGATCCACACTCTGGCTGAGGACTACATCAAGGGCAAGGGCCGTACTCTGCCGATGGAGTTGAAGCTGTTTGGAGATGAGCTCAAGGCACTGCGCAAGCAGTTCAAGAAGTCCATCAACGGCATGGTGGTTGAGGACAACTGGTCATTCACCAAGGATTGGGCTGAGACAGAGTGGGACAACTGGATTCACTGCTGGGTGCGCATCAAGCTCGACTGCGCCCATCATGAAGGCGATGACATCCTCATCGTGACTGACTGGAAGACAGGGAAGTTCCGTGCTGAGATGAATGAGGACTACGTTGAACAGCTTGAACTCTATGCACTGGCGGCTCTCCTGTTGCATCCACACCTCAAGGAAGTTCGTCCTCGTTTGGCCTACCTTGACCAAGGCACTGTCTACCCAGACGCTGACAAGCCGCTGATCTTCACGCCTAACGACATCGACCGCCTCAAGAAGACTTGGGCCAAGCGTACTAAGGCGATGATGAATGACACGACCTTTGCGCCGCGTCCCAATGACAAGTGCCGTTGGTGCTTCTTCAGCGCCAGCAAGAACGGCCCTTGCAAATACTAAGGAGAGCATCATGTCACTCTGTGGCTGGTTGGTTCTCATTCTTTTACTGTGGTGGATGACGAAAGGATTTACAAAATGAAAGACGTAATGGTTGACCTCGAGACTCTGGGCCGTCGTGCCGGGTGTTCGATTCTCTCGATTGGTGCTGTGGCATTTGACCCAAAGACCAAGGAACTTGGCCCTGAGTTCTATGTGGTCGTGAACCGCTTGAGCTGCTTCAAAATCGGCCTCCATGAGGATCCTGAGACGGTCAAATGGTGGGATGGCCAGAACGCCGAGGCAAAGAAGATCCTCACTGAAGTTGATGGTGGAGGAGAACATCTGCGTGACGCCTTAAACAAGTTGACTGAGTACCTCAGCCAGTTCGACCTGAAGAAGGTCAGGGTATGGGGCAATGGTTCAGACTTTGACAATGCCATTTTGGCCAACTGCTATGCAGCCATTGGTAGCAATCAACCATGGGAGTTCTGGAACAACCGTTGCTACCGTACTCTGAAGAGCCTGCAGCCTCAGGTCAAGCTGGCTCGTCAAGGTACTTACCACAATGCGTTGGATGACGCCAAATCTCAGGCCACTCACGCGCTTCAGTTGATGGGGTGACCAGATGGATGAAGTCGACCACCAACTTAATCGTGATGCCCCGTGGGACGAGGCGATGATCAAGAAGACTCGTGAGGAAGCGGCCAAGATACCTGTCGGGCGTCCTGGTGACTGTGATCTTTGCGGCGAGTGGACTGGGCGCCTAGTCAACGGTGTCTGTGCTCCTTGCCGTGACCTTCACAAGCTTCCATGAAAGAATCGAAGATCGAACGTGATGCCGTTGACCTAGCGTGGAAACACCTTGGGATCATCGGCTCCAAACTCGTGACGCCGGGCGACACAGGGTACCCAGACAGGATTTTCTGGATTCCCGGTGGTCGTCCGTTGTTGATTGAGTTCAAGCGGCCGGGTGAAGAGCCTGAGCCAAAACAAGAATACATCCATTCTCAGCTCAAGCAGCTGGGCTACCAAGTAGAGGTACATGACAATGCAATCCGAGCTTTTTCCTCCGTCATCGAAGCCGTGGCAACCACACGCCTACCAAAAGAAGGCCGTCAAATTCTTGCTCGAGCACGCAGCATCTGCTCTGTTCTTGGATCCAGGGCTGGGCAAGACTAGCATCACGCTGGCTGCCATCAAACTGCTCAAGCAGAAGAAGTTGTTGGACAAGGTTTTGCTCATTGCGCCACGGCGCGTCTGTGACCTTGTTTGGCCACTGGAAGTCACCAAGTGGACTGACTTTGGAGGACTCAAGGTTGTGGTCCTGCACGGGCCAAACAAGGATGCGCTGCTGAAGACTGAGGCAGACATCTACGTCATCAACCCTGAAGGCCTTGACTGGCTCCTGCAAGCCAAGAAGACCAAGACTGCTCAGGGCAAGACCAAAGTCGAAGTCGACCTACGCCGCTTCAAGAACCTCGGCTTCGACACACTGGTCGTCGATGAGTTGTCCAAGTTCAAGCACACCAACACCAACCGCTTTAAAGGTCTGAAGCTGGTGCTCAACACCTTCCGTCGTCGCTGGGGCCTGACTGGTTCACCAGCGTCCAATGGCTTGCTCGATCTGTTTGGCCAGTGCTTCATCCTTGACCAAGGCCGCACGCTGGGCCCGTATATCAGCCACTACCGCATGAAGTACTTTGTGCCAAGCCACGACGGCTTCAGCTGGAACATCCGCGAAGGTGCTGAGGACGAGATCTATGAGCGCATCAGTCCTCTTGCTTTACGCATGGCGGCTGATGACTACCTTGACATGCCTGCTCTCATTGAAAACAACATCCGCGTCGACCTCCCATCGAACGTGATGACCATGTACAACCAGCTCGAGGAAGACCTCATTGCCAAGCTTGACTCCAAGGTCATTGTTGCTTCAACGGCAGCGGCTGCTTCCATGAAGTGCAGGCAGGTGGCCAACGGCGGCATCTACCTCGATCCTGACGTGCAGGCGCTGATCAAGCTGCCAAAGTCAAGTCGTGAGTGGGTGAACCTGCACACTGAGAAGGTCGATGCATTGGCAGACCTCATTGAGGAATTGCAAGGAAGCCCGCTTCTTGTGGCCTATGACTTTGCCCATGACCTTGACAGGCTGCAAGAAAAGCTCGGCAAAGAGGTCCCATATATTGGTGGTGGCGTTAGTACCAAGCGCACGGCAGAACTTGTCAACCAGTGGAATGCCGGCAAGTTGCCCGTACTACTCGGCCATCCTCAGGCCATGGGGCACGGGCTAAACCTGCAAGAGATGGGGCACCATGTTTGCTGGCACTCAATGACCTGGGACTACGAGCTCTACGACCAGTTCATCCGCCGAGTTCTTCGCCAGGGCAACAAGAGCAAAAAGGTCTTCGTTCACCACATCATGGCTCGTGGGACAATCGACGAAGTGGTGCTCTCAGCTGTGAAGTCGAAGCGCCGTGGGCAGAATGCTTTGTTTGACGCGCTCAAAAAATTACGCAAATAATTTGAAAATAGGTGTTTACAAGCCCATCGTGGCACACTAAAATCTAATCACGGTCAACGCAATGGTGCTTGACCGAACAAACCTTGCTGAGGAACACATCATGACGACCAAGACCTACACCGCCCGCGACTCCGCTACTTCAGCCCTGCGTAAGCTCGGCCTTCAGGCTCGCGACTACAACCTCTTCATCACAAAGGTTGGCGACAAGTTCGAGTGCAAGCTCGGCGCAGCTGCTGCCCATCTTAAATCGCTGAAGAACCCCAAGCCTGCAGTGACTAAAGTTGCTGACGAGCCCAAGGCTAAAGTCGTTAAGGCAGGTCGTCGTGCTGCGGACCCAGTTGTTGAAGTCAAGCCGAAGAAAATGGGCATCTCTGCTACGGCGCGTGAGTTGATCCTGTCTGGCAAGACTAACCAAGAAGTCTGGGAAGCACTCAAGCAGCAGTTCAACCTTGACAATTCCAAGAAGCACTACCCCACGTGGTATCGCTGCGAGATGAAGCGCACCGGCCTGCTGCCTAAGGAAGCTTGATCATGACAAGCTTTGGCAAGGCGGCTCTGGCCGTCGTATTCCTGATCTTGGTCGGCGTGCTTGGGCATTTCGATGCTCAGGATGCCGATGACCAGCACAACCTCTACTGCTCAATGGTTGCCGTATGGCATGTTGAGGCTGTCAAAGGTGTACCGGCCAATGACCGCGCTGGCTGGCCTCCATACGATGGAGAATGCAAATGACCTTCAGCAACCCAGACACCATCGAGATTGTTGACGAGAGTACGCACGAGGAGATTCGCTTCCAACTGTACATTGATGGCGGGCAGCGCGCTCTCGTGAGCAAGAAGGGCGGCACAGTCCAGCTGCACTGGCAGGTCTACGGACCTCAGTACTGGCCTGAAGCCAAGGTCTTGATGCAAGGCCTTCTTGAACTGTCCGTCATCGCTGACAAACTATCTGGAGAGAAGAATGGCAACTAAGAAGCAAGCATCGGCTATCATGCCATGCCACGACCACAACAGGCGCACCTGCATTCAGGTTGATCGCTCTGCCGGTCTCGTCAAGTTTATCCCGCTAGACATCATCTTGGGCCTTGAGGTCCATTCGACGTCGGCGGACTCATTCGACCAGCGGTTCACGCCGATGGAAGGATACCCAGTGGAGAAAGCATGTCAGCTCTTCGTGAACTACAGCCAGACCCTTGGGGCGACAAAGGAGGCCATGGATTACCTTGGCCAAGTCATCAACGTGAGTAAACAGGAGCTTGAAATGGCTACTACCAAGAAGCAAACCGTGGCTGAAAAGCCGGCTGCCGCCAAAGCAGTGAAGCCTGTCGCAAAGAAGGCGGCAGCGAAACCAACTGAAGTTAAGGCTGGGCGCCGAGCCATTGATCCAGTTGTGAAAGCCAAACCAGCAGAAAAACCTGCAAAGTCTGGCGAGAAGAAGATGTCTGCAGCTCAGATGTTCCAAGATCTGATCATGGCTGGCAAATTGACTGATGATCAAATCTTTGAGAAGGTCCAAGCAGAGTTTGGACTGGATGAGAAGAAGCGCGGCTACGTCAAATGGTACCGCAACCACCTAAAGAAACAAGGGCAGAACCCGCCTGAAGCCAAGGTGGCGAAGTAACACGGTACCGAGGCGCCACCGACAAGGCGCCTCACCAATTGGCATCCATTACGCAAAGGAATTATCATGCCCAAGTCCACTAAAGAGATTACTCGCGACGACCGCGACTACGACACCACACAATTGCATGAGGCAGGCCATGGCCGCACTCTGCACCGCGACTACTCTGCCCACTTCTGGCGCTGGAGCTTCGCACGCCGCTTCATCACGGCCAAGCACAACGTCCTTGAAGTCGGTTGCGGTGAAGACAAGCCACTCTGCAAGATCCTGACTGGTGGCGCAGCTGCTCATGTCAATCACTACACTGGCGTCGACCTGAACAAGCTGAAGCCGTCTGCTTCCCAGCGTCTGACGTTCCATGGCGAGTTCAACTTCGTTGAGCGCTATAAGGAGCTCCTGAAGGCACGCCCTGAGGGCTTCGATGTCGTGGTCAACTACGAAGTCATTGAGCACATGAAGGTCGAGCACGGCACCAACCTGCTCAAGGCCATGTTTGCTGCCACCAAGCCCGGTGGTGTTCTGCTGCTCTCGACCCCGGTCTACGACGGCAAGCGCCACGCCAAGAACCACATCCATGAGTACACCGTGCCTGAGTTGCAGGCTGCCATTGAGAAGGCCGGCTACGTCATTGAGCGCCGCTTCGGTACGTTCATGGACATCAAGCATATCGGCAAGGTTGAGCCACAAGTTCCTGGCATGGACGGCAAGAAGATGCTGGACGCCATCAAACTGGTTCGCCAAGGCCTTGAGCAGTACTTCGACAGCGATGCCATCAGCAATATCTTTGGCTCGTTGTACCCTGATCATGCACGCAACAACCTGTGGGTGTGTCGCAAGGCAGCTGATGGTAAGCCCGTCAAGCCTGTTGCCCGCAAAGCCACGAAAGGAGCGCCGTTCTGATGATTGGAAATGTTGCTGAATTCCATGAGAAGTTTGACCTGCCCAATGGCACTGAAGACAAGCTCATGCAAGACCCTGCTGCGCAGGACTTTCGTGTCAAGTTCCTCCAAGAAGAACTGGATGAGCTCAAAGAGGCTTTGGCTTCTGGTGACAAGGTTGGGGCCTTCGATGCTCTGCTCGATCTGGCTTACGTGGCCTATGGCACAGCACTCTTTGCTGGCATTGATCCTGCTCAGTGGCATGCCGGCATGCACGCAGTTCATTCTGCTAACATGGCCAAGGTTCGTGTGGCCAAGGCTGAGGACTCGAAGCGCGGCAGCGCATTCGACGTCAAGAAGCCGGCAGGTTGGGTAGGTCCTGAATCTCGCTTGAAGGAAATTTTGTCATGGTAACTCGTAAAGGAACTGATATGAAGACCAAGTCTTTGCTGCCCGCCACTCAACTGGCTGAGTGCTCAACTGTGGAGCTGCTGGAAGAACTCCAGTCTCGTGGTGGCCACCCCGGTGCTTTGGCCGAAGCAGCTTTGCTCTGCGTTCGCAAGAGCCAAGACTACAACCAAGGCGCTGCGGACATGGATCCGCACAAGATCGACCGCTCGTCGTACTTCCCATTTGGTGCCGTGAGCTATGCTCAGATGCTCCATACCAAGTCTCAGCGCTTCAACTCGCTGGTCCTCAAAGAGATGCGTGGCCACGATGCAAACTTTGAAGGCCTGCGTGACACGGCACTGGACATCATCAACTACGCTGGCTTCTTTGCCGGCGCCAACGGCAAGGACTGATCATGGACTTCTCAAGAACTTGGCTCGACGCCATCAATGACATTCTGACCAACGGTGACCCAGTGGCGCCACGCGGTCGAATGACCCGTGAGATTCCCCAACGCACGATGGTGGTTGACATGCGCCGCCCGGTGCTTCGTGTACCTGACCGCAGCCTGAGCTACAAGTTCATGGCGGCTGAAGCCTACTGGATCCTGTCTGGCGATGATCGCGTGGAGACCATCGCTCCATACAACAGCCGCATCAAGGACTTCAGCGACGACGGTGAACGCTTCTTTGGCGCCTATGGCCCCAAGATCGTGGCTCAACTGCCCTACATCATCGACAAACTGTTGGCCGACGAGGACAGCCGTCAAGCTGGTCTGACCATCTGGCGCGAGTGCCCGCCGAACACCAAGGACGTGCCTTGCACCGTGGCGGCATTCTTCAGCATCCGCAGTGGCAAGGTGAATGCCCACGTGTTCATGCGGTCAAGCGATGTTTGGCTGGGTGTGCCGTACGACGTCTTCAATTTCAGCATGCTCAGCCATTTGGTCTGCGGTCTGCTGAATGAGCATCGGAAGTTCGACAACGCTGTGAAGCCTGGGCGCCTCTTCCTAACGGCAGCCTCAAGCCACTTGTACGAGACCAACTGGGCTGATGCCAAGTTGTGCTTGGCCAGTGAGGTCCTTGAGCAACCTGAGACGGACATCCTGCTCTGGAACGACGCAGCGCATCTGATGAAGACCTTGGCCGCCTTGCGCGAGACCAAAGTCGGTGACGACCTCCGCTGGTGGGAGAACTAAGATGAGACTCAGCCGCGACGAATGGGCCCTCAAGCTGGCCTTGCTCACTGCTCAAAGAACAACCTGCTGCCGTCGTGCTGTGGGGTGTGTTCTGCTAAACGCTCGGGGTCATGTGCTCTCTACTGGGTACAACGGCGTCGCGGCTGGGCTTCCTCACTGCAACCACGTAGAGAACGAGATTCTGCATGACGGCCTCGCCGGCGTCCCCGTCTTCCCTCATGCTTGTTCAGGGGCCAAGGCTCCAAGCGGCACGAACCTCGATGCCTGCCAAGCGATCCACGCTGAGCAGAACGCTTTGATGCAGTGCCGAGATATGTATGCCATCCATACAGCCTACGTAACGGCCAGCCCATGCATGACCTGCTGCAAGCTGCTGCTGAACACGAGCTGCCAGCGAATTGTCTATGTGGAGGAATACCCTCACTCGGCAGCCAAAGATCTGTGGACCGGTGCCGGGAGGGCTTGGGAGCAGCTTCTTGTGGAGCTTTGATCAAACTTGAGCCTCAGGGATGACCCGAGGCAAACAACTAAGGCCTAGCCAGTACTAACTACTGGACTAGGCCTTTCTTTTCAATCCTGCATGGTTCCTGTCATTCCCTGCCTAGTTGCTTGGTCCAGTCGTAGCAGGTTTTGGCATACTGGGCCGCTCTGTCGGCGTCGCGGGCGAATTCAAGAAGAAACTCCGAAGCCTCTGCTGAAAGTTCGGCTCCGGTGGTTCCACTTTCAGGCTGGCCGGCGGCTGTGGAGTTGGTGGGCACGGAGCCACCACAACTCGGCCTACGTCCTGGGTCGCGCAACCCGCCAAGCTCACGAGCAAGACGGCGATTGGTAGACAGGGCCTTGTCGAGCTCCTTCTCAGATTCCACATGTTTCACCTCCAGTTGGTCTGCCAGTTCATTCTGGCGTCGTTCGGCCGACATGGCCCGATCAGTTGCGGCTTGGAGCTCCTCAGCCGCCTTGACTTTCTGCTTCTCTATGGAGGCAGTCCACGAGGCGTCCTTGTACTCGGCCGTCAGGTACCAGGATCCAATGGCTCCAATACCAAGGCCAATGGCCAAGGCGATGAGGGTGGTGCGCAGGTCAGGGAGCATCTTTGCCTCCATCATCGTTGCTTGATGACACGCGCCACGATGATGGCCAGAGCGATCCACTTCACCCAACCTTCTGGCAAGTATGTTTGGACGGCCGGCAGATATTCGTAGGCCACGTCGAGCAAGGCCAGGGCGGCAGCCAGCTGAACGCTGAGGAACTTCCAAGACTGCTTCCAGTCCTCGATCAATTTCACTTTCATGGGTACTCCTTCCAAGGCAACTGCCA